CAGGTGGAATTTCCCTGAGTTGAAGGAAAAAGCCTATGAAGAACACGAATATTGGGAGCCTGATATGGTGTTAGTGGAGGCAAAAGCGACAGGGACGCCTCTTATTGACGAATTGCGGCTTCGCGGTATTCCTGCCTTGGGCTTTTCTCCAGGGAAGGGAAATGATAAGATAACCAGAATGCACATGGTTGCTCCGTTGTTTGAAGCGGGTGTTGTATGGGCACCAACGGAGAAGAAGTTTGCAGATGAGGTAATAGAAGAAGTAGTTTCCTTTCCTAATGGTGACTATGACGATTTTTGTGATAGCATGACGCTAGCACTTATGCGATTTCGAAGAGGTGGTTTTATTTCTTTACTAGGAGAAGAAGACGAGCTTGACGAGTATCGCCGTAAACGGGAGTATTATTGATGGCGTTGCCACCGATTGTAGACACAGGCATCACTTCAGAAGATATGGTGCCAACTGAAGCTTCTGTAGATGTTTCTGTTCCACAACCAGAGACGTTTCAGGATGGCGCGGAAGTTCTGCCTGACGGGCAAGGTGGCGCGATCATTCAAGCGTTAACAGAAATCTTAGGCACAGATCAGGCACAGAACGTCGAGCACACGGCAAATTTAGCGGAACACCTTGATGAGGCATATCTTGGAGAACTTTCTTCGGATCTTGTTGGATCGTATCAGGAAGATGTTTCGTCCCGATCTGATTGGGAGGAGACCTACACTACGGGGTTAGATCAACTTGGTGTGCAGTATCGGGAGCGGACTCAGCCGTTTGAAGGTGCTAGCGGGGTTACGCACCCGTTGATTGCGGAGAGTGTCACACAGTTTCAGGCGCAGGCGTACAAAGAATTATTACCGTCAGGCGGTCCAGTAAAAACTCAAGTGTTAGGTGTGCAAGATCAGCAGCGAGAGGATCAGGCTACTAGAGTAAAGGATTTCATGAACTACCAGATTATGGAGGTCATGGAAGAGTTTGATCCTGACATGGATCAGTTGCTGTTTTATTTACCGTTGTCTGGTTCTACCTTTAAGAAAGTGTATTTTGACGAGTCTAGGCAGCGTGCAGTTTCCAAGTTTGTTCCTGCACAGGATTTGGTGGTTTCATACGCCTCGTCTGATTTACAAACTGCTGCGCGGGTTACGCATGTACTTAGGATGGATGCAAATCAAATCCGTAAGATGCAGATCGCAGGGTTTTACAAGGACGTAGAACTTAGCAAGTTTGAAACGGAAGATGACGAGGTTCGTCAGAAGATTGATGAAATTCAGGGTACGTCTAAAACATATACAGACGAGACCTTCACTATTTTAGAAATGCATGTAGACATTGACCTTGAAGGTTTTGAAGACATAACCCCTGAAGGGGAGCCTACAGGAATTGCTCTTCCATACATCGTATCGATAGATGAGGGGTCTGGACACGTACTGTCTATCCGCAGGAACTTTGAAGAAGGCGCGGGAATTGCGAAAAAGCAGCAATATTTCGTGCACTATAAGTTCATGCCAGGGCTAGGGTTTTACGGTTTCGGTCTAATTCACATGATTGGTGGTCTTGGTCGTGCGGCAACGAGTATTCTCCGACAATTGATCGATGCAGGAACTCTTGCCAATCTCCCGGCAGGATTCAAGGCCAGAGGCGTAAGGGTTCGTAATGATGACGAGCCATTACAGCCGGGTGAGTGGCGGGACATCGATGCACCGGGGGGAAGCATACGGGATGCGATTATACCGCTGCCGTATAAGGAACCTTCTGCGACACTGGCACAATTGCTTGCAGCCCTTGTAGAGGGTGGCAGACGCTTTGTTTCCCTTGCAGATCAGCAGACTGCTGATGCGAACGGTCAGGCTCCTGTAGGTACGACTGTGGCGCTTTTAGAGCGTGGTATGAAGGTCATGTCGGCTATCCATAAACGTCTGCACTACTCACAGAAGCAGGAGTTTAGGATTCTAGCTAGAATCTTTAGAGACAACCTTCCTCAAGAATACCCGTATGAGGTAGAGGGCGGCAATCAGACCATTATGGCGCAGGACTTCGATGGTAGAGTCGATGTTGTTCCTGTAAGTGATCCTAACATTTTCTCGATGGCGCAACGGGTAACTTTAGCGCAGACCCAGTTGCAACTGGCGCAGACCAACCCACAGATGCATAACTTACACGCGGCGTATCGTAGGATGTATCAGGCGCTTGAAGTGCAGAACATTGACGAGATATTGCCTCCTGCTCCAGAACCCAAACCGTTGGATCCTGCGATTGAAAATGCTCGTGCATTAATGGGGGAGATATTGAATACATTCCCTGATCAGGATCACGATGTTCATATTCGATTGCACACTGAGTTTATGAAGACTCCGTTGGTCATGACTTCCCCGCAAGTTATGGGTACATTCTACGCACATGTTATGGAGCACGTCTCACAGAAGGCTCGTCAGATGGTTGCAGCGGAGATTGACGGTATTATCAATCAGGCGCAACTGATGGCACAAGGCGGAGCAATTGATCCTCAAGCGGCTCAACAGCAGATCATGGAAGTTCAGCAGAGCATGGAAGATCCTGCGCAGATGGAGAAACTTGTTTCTATACAGATGGAGAAGGTTATGGCGGAAGTACTGCCAGAACTTATGCCTACGGGTGACAACCCAATGGATGATCCGCTAGTTCAAATTCGCATGAAAGAACTGGGTCTGAAAGAACAGGATCTGCAACGTAAAACTGAAGAGGATCAGGGTGACATGTTGTTAGAGCTTCAGAAAATGCAACAACGTGCAACAACGGATGCGGCTAGAATTGAGAGCCAAGAAGAAATTGCAGATAAGAGAAACAAAGTGAACCGCGAAAGGATTGATGTGCAACGAAAAGCTAGTCAATCAAGGTAGTCGAATATCCTCTTCTATTGTGCTATGGTCTAGGTAGCACAATAGAGGATCTACAATGATTTGTCCCCTGACATCCGTTTTAGTTGGCGTAAAAGTGTTCGCTACAATGTACACGGTCTGCGTTTATCGTTGCCCAGAGCCTAGCCAGTTCTTTCATTACCCTTACAGTATAATACAGGAGTACGGGAAGCCATGCTTGAGCTTTATGATTTTTGATGATTGACCCTTTTTTAGCGTTTGCTGCCATAAAAGGGGCAGTTTCCGCAGGAAAGGAACTGATAGATGTGACTAAGCAAATCGGAGAATTTTTCGATGGCGTTGATGATTTGCGTAATAAACATAATAAGAAAAAAAGCAGCGTTTTTAATACAGAAGATGAAAATGCAATGGAAACTTTTGTTGCATTGCAACGCGCCCGTGACGCCGAGAACGAACTGCGTCAGCTTATAATTTCTTTACGTGGATACTCTGCTTGGCAGGAACTTATTGCTATTAGGGCAAGGGTAAGACGAGAAAAGAAAGAACGTGAAGAAGAGATGGCGCGGGTTAAGGAGGGACGATTCGAGACATTTGTTATTTGGGGCAGTGTGGGTATTATTTTTACATTGGTTTTTGGTTTTGCAATTGTGGTTTTATTGTCGTTACAAGGCAAAATCTAAGTGGTTGAGGCCGCAGACTGGCCCTTTAGTTTATTTCCTCCAGTTTATCCAAATGTGGACGGCAAGCCCCCACATAATGTAGACCCCGCCACCAGATCAAACATCAGCACAAACCTTCACAGCAAGGCCAGAATGGAGCAGGCTATTGAGGTATTAAGATCGCACCATAGACACAAAGCTATTTTAACGTATAATAGTAGTGGACGTATAATACCCGCCGCTACTTTACGTACTGGTTTGATCGTAGACTTTGAGGTGTAAAATGAACATAGCGATGGAGCGGATTTTATCGTGGAAGCTTCTCCCCCGGATAGTTATGGCTGTTATGCTCTGGCAGTATGTAGTCGTTCTGGACTGGTTTATGAGCCTTCCCCAAGAGACTGTAAGTACACAGGCCACCGCCCTCACCGCAACTGTCACTGGGGCAATTAGTGGCGCTTTTGGACTTTGGTTAGGACATGAAAAATGATGCAATTATTAAATAATTTGGTCGGCCCTGTTAGTGGTTTGCTAGATAAGTTTGTTGAGGACAAGGATCAGAAAGCGGCCTTGGCTCATGAGATAGCAACGATGTCAGAGCGACACGCGCAGGATGCCATGCTTGCTCAAATTGAGGTTCTCAAGGCCGATGCCAAAGGCAACTGGTTTCAGGCGTCTTGGAGGCCGCTCATAGGATGGATATCTGGGTTGTCTCTTGGGATTAATTACATGGTTGCGCCCATTTGCGCGGGGTTTGGCGTTGTCATTCCGCAAGCCGATATGAGCGTCATGATGCCTTTGCTATTTGGAATGCTTGGAATTGCGGGAATGCGTAGCTATGACAAGTCTGCAAAAACGGACACTAAATAATGGCAAAGCGAGATCGAATATATTGCTTGAGCAAGCAGTGGGAGAAGTCCTACAAGAAAGCGGATAAAGCGAAGTATCGTCGTCAAGGCAAACGAGATGCAAAGGAGTCGTGATGGACATGTGGCAATGGATTTTACTGTTTACGGCTGTTAGCTTGAATACGGCTGTTAACTGTTATCGCTTGTATCTGGAGACTAAAAAATGAGTGAGGCAATGCGGAGGCTCCAAAAGAAGTGCGGATGCACTCCAGACGGGAGTTTTGGCCCCAATACTGCCAAGGGCATTGCCAAGCATTACGATTTGTCTGCGGAACAAGCAGCACATTTGTTGGGTCAAGCCATGCACGAAAGTGGTGGCTTCAAACGGGCACGGGAAAATCTCAACTATAGTTGGGAGGGATTAATGAGAACATGGCCTTCTCGTTTTAAGACAGAGGAAGAAGCCAAAGAATACCACCGTCAACCGTCTAAAATCGCAGGTAAAGTTTATTTGCGGGAGAGCCTAGGAAATTTTTCCGAAGCGGACGCTAAAGCGCACATTGGCCGGGGTTGGCTTCAGTTGACCGGAAAACTCAACTACCGTTCCTTTGCTTCAGATATGGGCGTTCCAGAGGTTATGACAGACCCAAGCTTGATAGAGGATGAGTATGCGTTTGAAACAGCGTTGTGGTTTTTCAAGACAAACGGTTTGCTGAAAGTTGCGGAAGAAGGCGTCACAGATGATGTGATAAAAAAGATCACGCGCAGAGTAAACGGTGGGTATCATGGCTTGTCAGATCGACAAGAGAAAACAAAAAAAATCTATGGATGGTTGACGTAATGATTACCCGTAACACAAAAAAAGCTATTGAAGATGCTTTATCAGAAGCATTGACGGATCCAAATGCCCCTACTTATAGGGAGTATAACCAGAAATCTTCTCTAGGAAGACGGATGGAGGATTTACAGGACTATTTAATCCAACAGTACGACATGGATTACAATAACCGTCAGCAGCAAAACGATGTTCGTTTTAATCGTCAAAGAGGGAGAACCTACTGATGTCTACCATAATGATTAGTATCCTGCCTGAAGGTATGCCTGTTGATAAAATGGAAGCGACAGAAGATGGTGAAAGTTGTCCTCTTCCTACCCAGGATTCAGATTTAAATGAAGAAAACATGACTGCGGCAGTAGACGAGTATAACTACTCCAAGTGTACAAATGTTGATAAATGCTGCGCAACATGCTCGATGTACAATCAGACAGATGAAATTAAAGAGTGCATAGAGGATGATTCTGGGGACACAGGGTATTGCCAATTGCTCAAGTTTGTATGTAAAAGTGAAAACACATGCAGTGAGTGGGTAGAAGGTGAGGCGATTACATCCAACCCACAGGAGGAGTACAAGGATATTTTATAATGGATGTTGTCGAACTGGCAAAATACCTGTATAAGAAACTTGAAGAGCGACAGGAAGACATATCTCACGCTCTTTCTCACGGGGCTGTAAAGGACTGGGAGCAGTATAAAATGTCGGTAGGAGAGATACGGGGACTCTCTTTTGCCAGAGAAGAAATCAAGTCCCTGCTGGAGAAAAACGTAGACGATGTCGAAGACCTTATATCTTCCTGACCATGTCGCGCAGAAAATGAACAAAGAAAAAGAATCCAAAAAGGGTTCTGATACTTTGGAAAGCGCATATGTTGACGCTAAAGAACGGGTATTAGACCCAACTCTTCTAGACAAACCGTTACTTGATCGACTTCCTCAACCCACAGGTTGGAGGGTTTTAGTCATGCCGTATCAAGGTAAAGCTAAAACATCGAGCGGGTTATACATTCCTGATGAGGTGAGAGAGCGGGAACGGGTTGCTACAGTTGTGGCATACGTAATGAAGCTTGGGCCACTGGCGTACAAAGACCCTGAAAAGTTTGGATCAGATGACGCTCCTTGGTGCAAAGAGGGTCAATGGGTGTGCATTGGTCGGTATTCTGGCTCACGGTTTCAAATTGATGGCGGCGAGGTTCGCATTATTAATGATGACGAAGTTATCGCCACTTTACTAGAGCCAGATGATGTTAAGCATGTTTAGGAGGGTTTAATGGCTGACGAAGATACCAAGCAGGAAATTGAAGAGGTTGTAGTCGAGGATCCGCAGCAGGAAGGTGAAGATTCTGCTACAGAAGAACCCCCGCAGTTTCAGGAAGCGTCTGGGGACGACGAGTTAGAGTCGTACAGTAAAGGTGTCCAGACACGTATCAACAAGCTCACGGAAAAACGCAGGCAAGCGGAAAGAGATCAAGCTGAAGCGGTTAGAATGTCCCAACAATTGTTGGCAGAAAATCAAAAGCTGAAACAAAAAGTCCAAAGTTTAGATACGGGATATCTGTCTGAATACGGCACTCGCCTGCAAGCGCAAGAAGACCAAGTAAAACGTATTCATAAAGAAGCATATGAAAACGGAGACGCCGACAAGATTATGGAAGCGCAGCAAGCCATGGCAGCAATTGCGGTCGAGAAAAACCGTTATACTACCGCTAAAGCCCGGGTAGAGGCGCAGGCTCGTCAGCAGCAACGTCCTCAACAACCGCAGCAGCAACCACCGCAGCAGCAACGTCCTCAACCTTCTGAGAGGGCGGTTAAATGGAAAGAAAAGAATTCTTGGTTTGGCCCAGATTCAGTCATGACCGCAGGTGCTTTGGCATTACACCACACACTTGAGGCAGAAGGATTTGACTCAGAGGCCGAAGAATATTACACTGAGTTAGACAAACGTGTTAGGAAAGAGTTTCCACACAAGTTTCCTGGCACGAAAAAATCGGGTGGAGCACAGGTCGCACCTGCTGCCGCTTCAGCATCCCGCAGTACTTCAGGGCGCAGTAGATCAGTCAGGTTAACTCCTTCCGCTGTAGCGATTGCGAAGAAACTTGGTGTACCACTGGAAGAATACGCCAAGTATGTGAAGGAGGACTAAAACATGGCTAATGCAAGAACTTCTCGTAAGAGTGACACTCGTGATAAAGAAGCACGCAGAAAACCTTGGGCACCGCCCAGTCATCTTGAAGCACCAGATCCTCCAGAAGGGTTTGTTCACCGTTGGATAAGAACCGCTATGCGTGGCGAAGAGGACAAAATGAACGTCCATACTAAGTTGCGTGAAGGATGGGAGCCTGTTCGTGCAGACGAATACCCCGGACGTGAATACGCGGTTATTGAAAATGGTCAGCATCAAGGCGTCATCGGACAAGGTGGCCTAATGTTATGTAGAATACCTGAAGAAACAGCCCACGAAAGAAACGAGTATTACGGGGGCCGCACCCGCGACGCAATGGACGCTGTGGATCAGGACTTGATGAAGGAACAACATCCTTCGATGCCTATCAGTAATGATAGGCGAAGTCGCGTATCATTCGGAGGATCTCGCAGAGACTCCGACTAAAATAGAGGATTGCTACTATGGCAAACAGTAACGGTGCTTTCGGACTTCGTCCGATTGGTGTAGTCGGTCAGGCTGCAAACACCACTGGTATGACCGAGTATCGAATCGCTACGACAAACACTAACGCGATCTATCAAGGCTCTCCTGTTATTCCGCTTTCAACTGGTTTTATCGACATAGTTGGCGCGGCAGCAGGTGGCACTGTAGGTCTTGTTGGTGTTTTTTGGGGCTGTTCATACGTTTCGTCTACCACTGGTGAGAAGATTTATTCTAACTACTGGCCAGGGTCAGGCGCGGATGCAAACCATCCCGTTGTTGCCCATGTGTACGACAACCCAATGAGTACATTTGTTATCGCATCAGACGCTTCTCTTACTAGTGAAGCAACTGCACGAGGACATGTGTTCGCAAACGCAAACTTTGCAACGGGTACTTCTGGTTCTACGACCACAGGTATTTCGTCCGCTAAGTTGGGTGTCAGCACAATCGCCGCCACTGCGGCACTACATCTGCGTATCATCGGTATCCAAGATGATCCAGAGAATAGTGACTTTACCGCAGCAGGTATCCCACTCATTGTTCGATTGAATAACAGCTTCAATTCACCTAACGGTGCTATTGTAGCCGGTACTCCATCGACTACTGGCGTATAAGGAGGTCTAAAGAATGGCTATTTCTCGCGCACAACTAGCGAAAGAGCTAGAACCGGGCCTCAACGCGCTGTTTGGTATGGAGTACGGAAGGTACGAAAACCAACACGCCGAGATCTACACCACCGAATCTTCAGATCGAGCATTCGAGGAAGAGGTGATGTTGAGCGGCTTCGGAGCGGCACCTACCAAGTCGGAAGGTTCTGCTGTTAACTTTGACGATGCTAACGAAGCATACACTGCTCGTTACAACCACGAAACTATCGCGTTGGCGTTCTCTATTACTGAGGAAGCTATCGAAGACAATCTCTATGATCGTCTTGGTTCGCGTTATACTCGTGCGTTGGCTCGTTCTATGGCACACACTAAGCAGGTTAAAGCTGCTGCGGTACTCAACAACGCCTTTACTGGCGGGGCGAGTGCAGGCGGTGATGGCGTTGCTTTATGTGCGACAACCCACCCACTTACAAATGGTGGTACGTTTGCCAACACTCCCGCAACTGCTGCTGATTTGAACGAAACATCTCTAGAAGATGCTTTGATCAATATCGCAGGTTTTGTGGATGAGCGTGGTCTAAAAGTTGCTTTACGTGGAACCAAACTGGTTGTCCCACGTCAACTGCAATTCGTTGCAGAACGTCTTATGGTATCAAACCTTCGGGTTGGAACCGCAGACAATGACGTGAACGCATTGCGTTCTATGGGTATGTTGCCGCAAGGTTACACTGTAAACGACTATCTGTTAGACCCAGATCACTTCTTTGTGTTGACAGATGCTCCTCGTGGAATGATCCACTTTGAGCGGACTGCTTTGTCTACAAACATGGAAGCAGATTTCGACACAGGTAACATGCGCTTTAAGGCCCGTGAACGGTACAGCTTTGGGTTTTCTGATCCACGTTGTATCTACGGTTCCCCTGGCGCGTAATCTGTGCTACATGTGGAGCAGTGATTTTCATCACTACTCCTCCCTGTTGGACTGGGGCTACTTCGGTAGCCCCTTTCTTTTTGTCTTAATGTAATGTATGGTTTTTTTATCCCTGACAAACACATGGTGTGTTTGACACTAGCCACGACAGGAGATTCAAATGGCTACAACAACATTTTCAGGCCCGATTAGATCTGGCCCACTTAAAAATACCACAGGCACTAATGTACAGAACGACATGGCGAATGTCGGGTACGCGGTGACATCACAATCAGTAGCTGTCACTCAGGCCGCTACTTCTGCTGCCCCTGCCACTACCATTATTATTCCTGCTAACAGTCGGATCTTGTCGATCAAACTGTACGTCACCACTGTTTGGAACGGTGCAGCCTCTACAGCGGGGTTAGGTTGGGACGATGGCACCGTAGTTGATGCAACGTCGATTACCACCGCAACAGGTGTTGCAGGTGGTACGTTAGGTCTTATTTCTGCTACCCCAGGGGCAAACCAAGCTCGTGTGCAGAATTGGGACAACACAGGAACTAATTCAAAACGTATCCGTATTCTTAGTGTGAACACAGGTACAGGCGTTGGCACGTTGGTAGTGGATTACGTTCAAGCGGTGCACGCAACATTACAACCATAAGGAGGGTCTTTCATGGCGGCGTCTATATTTACTAAGACAGCAACAGCTACAGGCACTCTTCAAGCAGGTCGAACTCGCCTCAAGTCTTTTACTGTTAAGGCAGCGGCGGGTTCGCCTCAAGTTGTGTTTAAGAACGGAAGTTCTGGTGCAACACAACTTGATATGGTCTTTAATGCAAGTGATTGGGTACAGGTTTATGTTCCTGATCACGGCATTATTTTTGATGATGAGTGCCACGTTACGTTGACTAACGTCACATCAATCACTGGGTTCTTTGGATAAAAGCGGTGGAAATGTTGACATGGATAAACACCTGCAACTGTTATTTTGGGGTGCAGCCGTCACCTTATGTACTGGAGGGATAGCATGGATGGTGTCTACTTTAGTGTCTGTAGACAAAAGAACTGAAGTTATGGACGTGAAGATAGATCATCTAGTTGTTGCAATTGAAGGACTAACGGAAAGGCAGGCATTTCTTGATAAGTCGTGGACAGATGTCTTCTCAGGTGTCCAAGTCACCACAAAGGAGAGGTAATATGGGTAAAAAAGGTGCCCCTACTGATGCAGCGTTTAAAAAAGCTCAAGGTATGAAAAAAGGCGGGTTAGTTAAGTATAAAAAAGGTGGGCTTGTACGTAAGGGCACCTTTAAGGGGTGCTATTGATGGCTACTTCTGGTTCAAGAGACTTTAACCTCGATGTCGCTGAAGTCATCGAAGAGGCATATGAGCGCTGCGGACTAGAAGTTCGTACAGGGTACGATGCCAAGACGGCTAGACGATCCTTGAACCTGATGTTTGCGGATTGGGCTAATCGTGGTGTAAACCTGTGGACAGTTGAGCAAGACACTAAGACCTTGACTCAAGGAACAGCAGCGATCACGTTGACCGCAGATGTTGTAGACTTACTAGAAGTGGTTCTTCGCCGGGATGGCACGGACTACACTGTCCAACGGATTAGTAGGGGGGATTATTTAACTCTTCCTAATAAAACAACTCAAGGACGCCCTTCTCAGTTCTACTTTGACAGGCAGATTGTGCCTGTAATCAATTTATGGACGGTGCCTGAAAACTCAACGGATCAGTTGATTTTTTACTATGTGCAGCGAATAGAAGATGCGGACGCTTTGACGAACACTACCGACATGCCTTTTCGATTTTACCCCTGCATGGTTGCAGGGCTAGCGTATTATATGGCGATGAAGCGTGCCCCTGATCGTGTGCAGCTTTTAAAGTCTGTGTATGAAGAAGAGTTTCAACGAGCAGCGGACGAAGATATAGGTCGTACCTCACTTAAACTGCAACCTAGTATAAGGTATTTGAGGGTGTAATGGCATACGCTAGCGGCAGTAAAGCATGGGGAATATCTGACAGGTCAGGCAGGCGCTATCGCTTGCGGACAATGAAGAAGGAATGGACAGGATCTCTTGTTGGCCCAGATGAGTACGAGCCGAAACATCCTCAATTATTCCCTCCTAGGATCTCTCCTGATCCACAGGCTATTCAGAACGCACGACCAGATCGAGTAGAACCTCCTGTTGAGGTTTTATTAGAAAACAATCCGTTTGTTTTGTCCTCTGCCTATAATTCTGCAACAATAAGCTTTCAGGTCATAGAGCCAGGAACTTCCCGTAAAACAGGCGATATTGTTCGTTTTAGGGATGCTCCTCCTGTTTTACACATTACAGCGGCGTTTCTTAATAGAGCAGAAGGGCACACAATCACCGCGAATACGGCGGATTCTTTCTCTATTGCAGTGACAGACCGACCTGCAAATTCAATAGCTCGTACCTATGGGAACATTAGCATTCCCATTGTGGAGGCGGTGGCGGCATTAGAGCCTCAAGCAACCCTATTTAATGTGGACATTGGCGGTGGCAGAAAACTTGGAGATATTGACAACAATGGGTCGGTCTATTCACAAGACTCGTTACAAGCGCTCAAGTGGGAAACTAATATAGCCATCCCTGTGGATCAAACCACTTTTATTGAGAGTGAGATGACGGATTACATGACGCTTACAGAAGAACGTCTGGCGCAATACCAAGCCATCGGGATTGAGTTTATTGTGAGAAGCGCTATTGACAATGAAAGGTTCGGCGGTAGCGGTGTATCCGCAGGCCCGATTACGGTGGAGGCATAAATGGCGTTTACATATGACGAGCTAAAAACGGCGATACAGCAATATACTGATAATGATGAGGCTACGTTTACCGCTAACTTGCCTCTGTTTATTCGGATGGCAGAGGAACGAATTCTTAAAACGGTTCAACTAAGTTTGTTTCGTAAGAGCCAACAGGCCAATCTCATCGCAGGAAACCAGTACTTAAATGTCCCTTCTGATTTTTTAGCTCCGTTTTCGTTGAGCTTTTCTGCCAATCCATTTCCATATGGAGACAGTGCATACAACCTAACATTAGGAATACTAGAGGCGGCGGCAGGGACTCCTGCATCTTCTGTTGCACTTTTTGTTACGGCTGAAGCGACCCCCGGCAGACCTTTAGCAGATTTAGACAACACAGATACGGTGACTGCGTTTGATTCTACTACAATAAACCACTACATTAGTTGGAAATGGTTGGGCGCAACTAAAGACGCTTCTCTTACGGATGCGGTTGTGACCTATATAGAGGGCACAATGTTGCCGTATATGGCAGCTAATCAAGGGTCTTATTCTTCCTATTACAACACCGCCCTCGCAGATTCTTCGGAGTATTTAGACTTTAAGGACCCGAGTTTTTTACGGTCTTACACATCTAATCCTTCTTCGACTGGGGCACCGAGATATTACGCGCAGTTTGATAACGACAACTTTATCGTATCTCCTCCTCCCAACGCGCCATACACTATTCAGCTAACGTATTTTTATCGGCCTGTAAGCTTAACTTCGGGGGCAGGTTCAGGAACTACATGGCTAAGTCAAAACGCTGAGATGGGTATGTTTTATGGTGCATTGATCGAGGCAGGCATCTTTATGAAATCTGAGGCAGATGTTATGCAGATGTACACGGCTCGATTTAATGAGTCGTTGCAGGGATTGAAGCAACTAGGTGAAGCCAAACAGACTACGGACGAGTATCGCCTAGGGAAGGTTATACGGCAGAAACAATGATAGAGTCTCTTGCATTTAAGGTTATTACTACCGACCACCGAGGTTTAACGCCCGAAGAACTTGCGGAGCAGTGCGCGGATAAGCTTGTGTATATTTCCGATGATGCTACTCCTGAGATAAGAGAACAGGCAAATGACTTCAGAAACAAGCTGATTTCAGTGATGACTCACTACATGAAAAGATCAGTTCGCAATGATCGAATAACTGTGTATAATGCGATAGTAGACGCAGGTCATCCTAAATTGGCGGAGCTTATAAGGAGAATTTAAATGGCAATAACATTGACTACAGCGATGTGTAATTCGTTCAAAAAGGAACTGCTTTTTGGCGCACATGATCTAAGGGCAGGAGAAGATGCCTTGAAAATAGGTTTGTTCGTGGCTCAAGCCGGGGGAAGCGGTACGTATGGAGCGGCAACGACGAACTATACCACCGATATTGCGGGAAGTGACGAATTGCCAACTGCGTCTGGGTATACCATAACAGGGATTGCATTAACCAACATCAATCCTACTTTAGACGGCAGCACGGCTGTTGCAGATTTTGACACCGCTGAATGGGGGTCTTCATCTCTTACCTCTTTTGGTGCATTCATCTATAACACTACTCCCGCAGCATCCGTAACGGCTAACGCTACGGTCTGTATTTTGGCTTTTGGCGCAGATAAATCGTCTTCTAGCGGTACGTTCCAGATTGTGTTTCCTAACGCGGACGCGAGTAATGCCATAATTCGTGTTGCTTAATAGAGGGTTGAAATGCCAGTTTTATCTAACCGAGTTAAAGTAGCGGTAGCATCCGCCCCTGGCACTTCAGCTTCTATGTCTTTAGGAACGCCTGAAGAGGGGTTTCAATCCGTTACGGATTCTGGGGTCACCAACTCCCAGACGGTGCGATACGTAATAGAAGATGGAGCCAATTTTGAGATAGGAAGTGGTGTCTTTACCACTGCCTCTAATTCGTTGACTAGAACAGTTCTTGAAAGCACTAACTCTAATAATAGAATCAATGCCACGGCGGATGCCTTAGTAATGATTACAGTAGCTGCGGAGGATATTGTCCCCGCAGATGGCGGAAATTTCACTGGTTCAATCGGTGTTACGGGGGATATTACCGTAACGGGGACCGTAGATGGGGTAGATATTGCTACTCGTGACACGGTACTGACTAGCACTACCACTACAGCGAACAACGCTCTGCCCAAGGCAGGCGGCACAATGACAGGTAACCTAATACTAGACGGAGACCCTACGATAGCGTTGCAGGGGGCTACGAAGCAGTATGTAGATACGATTGCTGCTGCGGGTATTCATTACCATCAACCTGTTCGTTGCCAAGCCACCGCAAATCTTACCGCTACATATAATAATGGTTCAAGCGGGGTGGGAGCCACATTAACTAACTCAGGAGCGCAAGCGGCATTGGTTATAGACGGGGTTACTGTGTCCACCAGTGATCGAGTTTTAATTCAGTTACAGACTAACCAAGTCCACAATGGCGTATACACTGTCACCAATATTGGTAGTGGCAGCACTAACTGGGTGCTTACGAGAGCCACTGACGCAGATTCATACGCACCTAGTGACCCAGATGCGTTTGGGGAAGGCGATGCTTTCTTTGTTACTGAGGGTACGGTTCACGGTGGTGAGCTAGATGTGATGACTACATCAGGAGTAATCACGTTTGGCACAACCAACATTGTTTTTGCGCTTGTTTCTGACGCTCCGATTTACACCGCAGGCACGGGCATGTCCATAACGGGCACAGAGTTTTCTATTGGTCAAGCAGTGGGAACCTCCGACACCCCGACATTTGCAGGCGGCACGTTCACCGATGATGTAAGTTTTCCTGACAATGAATATGTAAAATTTGGGAATAGTAATGACGTGACGATGGGTTATTTTTCATTTGGCCCTTACGGTTTTATTAATAATGAGTCTGGTGATTTTTACATTACAAATAATGCGAATGGCAAAGATATAATTCTACGATCTGACAATGGCAGTGGTAGTTTTACTGAGTATTTCACGGCAGATGGTTCAACAGGCCAAGCGAAGCTGCACTATTATGGGACTGAAAAAATAAAAACGACCAGTGTTGGTGTAGATATTTCAGGTTATGCTGATGTTGATAACGGCATGAGGCACAACGGTAACGCTACCAACGAAATTCTATTTGGATCGAATACCCAGACATTTAAAACAAATGGCTCAGACCGTATTTATATAACCAATACTGGTGTCAGTATTTACCCGTCTTTGTTCGCTAATAGTGGCGTCACTTTAACTGACAGTAATTCTACAATAACGAGACCCAGTAGCAGTAATATAGCCTTTAATGCGGCAGGGGCAGAACGTGCTAGGGTCAATAGTGATGGTGTGACCGTAAAGACAGGTCGCCTTGCTGTACAGGACACATCTACCGCAGGAACAGTTCGGTTTCATGAGGCCGCTGCGGGGGCAAATTATGTGGATGTTATCGCGCCGTCTTCATTAGGCGCGGATTACACCGTTACTTTACCCGCAGAAACAGGAACAGTTGCGTTAGAGGCTAATGTGCCCGGCAAAGCCATCGCGATGGCTATGATATTCGGATAGGAAAAGAAAATGGCAGCACCAAATATTGTAAACGTATCCAGTATATACGGTAAAACCACACAAGTGCAATTGACGACAAGCTCCACTAGTAACCGCCTAGTTTGCCCGTCAAATAAGGTTTTAAAAATAAATACTATCCTAGTTGCAAATGAGCATACGGCAGATATAACAGTTGAGGCAAAGTTTTATGACGCTAGCGCGTTTACCTCTCGCACGTTTGCCTCAGATGTAAATGTGCCCGTAGAATCTACTCTAGTTCTAATTAGTAAAGACACTGCTCTTTATCTAGAAGAAGGGGATGCAATAAGGTGCGGAGCAAGTGTGACTGCCGTTAGTAATATGCTTATATCTTACGAAGAAATTGATGACGCATAGGATGCAATATGGTACATCCTTGGCGTAAATCGGGGAGTATATTCGGAGCTAGACCAAGCATAGAGTATCCTCAAAGCGGCATATACGATCTAAAAAGCCCGTATTTAGCGTTAAACGTCCCTACTGTTGGCGAGATCCAATATACGACTACTGGGACACATGTATTTACCGTTCCTCCACGTATTACAAATATTAGTTTGGTGTGTATTGGAGCGGGCGGGGGCGGCATGTACTATAATAGTAACAGCAGTACTCATTCGTATCGCATGAATGGCGGCGGGGGCGGGGCACTTGTTTATGTGGCGAGTCTGTCTGTTACTCCGGGGGCAACTTTTTCGATAAATGCAGGAGCATCAGGGCAAAATGGGGCGTACAGTGCAGGGTCAACAGGGGGCGGAGTTAGTTCTTTTACTGGTACTGACGGCGTAGGAGATAGTGTAGCTTTTCAGGCAAATGGCGGAAACCCCGGACGGTACGCCACAACCATATCTGGGGGAACTTATTCTGTGACTTCAGGCAAGACGGCGGTAGGAAATAACGGAGGCCCATCAGAAGGGTTTGGATCGTCTGGATACGGCCCTGCGGGCGGCGGCGGTGCCGCAGGGTATAGTTCGGTAGGAGGCACAGGGGACAACAGGTACGCGGGTGGATCTTATAGTGGGGACGGCGGTGGTGGTGGCGGATATAGCAGCTCATTATATAAAAGTTATGGCGGCGGCGGTGTAGGATTATTTGAAGCCGGGGCTAATGGTACTCAGGGAGGCAGTAATCTTGCTGCGGGGGGCGGTTCAGGAGGCACTGACGGCAACATTGGGTCGGGGACGCAAGATGGGGGCACATACGGCGCAGGCGGCGGCGGAAACAGTAGTGTTTATTCAGGCACTGGGGGCGATGGCGGTCAGGGCGCAGTTCGTATAATATGGGGCGCAGGGCGGGCTTATCCTAGCACAAATACCGCTGTGTCTGATAGTAATGGTAATGTGACTATTGTATAGGTTAAACACATGAACTGGAGAATAAACGGAGGAATAATAGGAGAAAAAATTCCGTACCCCGGCGATGGTGTTTGGGGGCTAGAAGATTCTTATATTGAGAACAATGTTCCTCCTCTAGGTTCTGCTGTTTTTGAGACGGTTGGAACAACAAACTGGACAGTCCCAGTTGGTGTTACATCTGTATCAATTGTGTGCGTAGGCGGGGGCGGCGGGGCTTCTGCTTCAACACTTGCATCGAATGGTATTTCTGGCGGTGGCGGCAGCGGAGGTGGTCTTCACTGGAGGAACTCAATATCAGTCACTCCGGGGGCTTCTATCCCAGTTGTTGTAGGCGGTGGCGGCAGCGGCGGGTCTGCGGCAGGGAACAACAACGCAGCGGATGGCGGCGACTCATATGTTCAGATAAGCGCTTCAGACGTGGCTCGCGCCGATGGAGGGAACAAAGGGACGTATAGCATCAGTAATGCTGCGGTACTCGCCAATGGCGGGGGCAATTCCAGTGGAACTCTTGGCGGCGGTGGCGGCACGGGTGGCGGTGGCCGAGGCGGGGTCAGTGGAAACGGGGGTTCTGGAGGCGGCGGCGCGGCAGGATACTCTGGTAACGGCGGCGTTGGCGGGTACTATAACATTTCGCCATCCGCAGGAGCGGGTGGCGGTGGCGGCGGCGGCGGCGCGGTAAACGGTTACAATTCTCTTGTCACCAGTGGTGGTGGTGGCGCTCGTCTTTTTGGTGAAGTCACAAGTGGCGCTGCGGCGGCGGCTAATAACAGTGGAAATCAGACCACTACTCATGGGTATGATGGGGGCCTTGTAACCTCGACCACGGCGAGAACAGGGCAGTATGGCGGCGGCGGCACTGGCGCAGAAGACGACTCTGCGTATGGCGGCGGAGCAGGAAGTGCAGGAGGCGTCCGTATAATGTGGGGAGCAGCAAGGGCGTTTCCTTTAACACTTGCAACTCAAGCCGACGATGACGGAAACACTACAACGTATTAAGGAGAAAAGATGCTTGGTTCTGGCCCTATATCCGCAGCCCCTTTAGCAAGTTCTTTAGGTACGAATGTAGAGGTACTTGTTACAGGGGTGTCTGCCACTACTGCTGTAGGCAGTGTTCTTGTCAATTATGTCCTTGCTCCTACTCCTCCTTTCTTGCGAGGAGAAGTAGGATTCGTTACCGTAGAAGAAGCAATATCTGCTCCTGCGGCTATGATAGGTAAGATTGGGTCGGTGTTTGTTTGGGACTTTAATCCTGTTGTTCCGGGGATTAACTATGTGCCAGTTGATCCAACATCGGTTGCGCCTTGGACGACTGAAACTCCCAGTCAGGTTCATAACTATGTCACAGTTGCTCCAAACCCAAATAAACAGTATAGTGATGTAACACCTAATCCTAATGCTTCTTGGAGTGAGACTATTTTATAGGATGGAAAAATGACGACATACTCAGATATAAATGGTTTAGCCCTTCTAGGTACAGGTGAAGAATCGGGTACATGGGGGACTGTGACCAATCTTAACTTGCAGGCGGTGGATCGAGCCACTCATGGTTATAAAGAAATAACCTTGGCAGCAGGCACCAGTTTTGACCTTGTCACAAACGACATGACTCAGGCTTCGGATCTTAACGCAGACGGCAATTATAAGGCGTTGCGATTTACCGCAGGAGCGGGTCCAAGTGGCGCGTTTACCGTTTTCATAAAATCGAATGACGCCACGGCTTTGTATGCTCAGTCTAAGGTGTACATTATCCACAACAACACCTCCCATACTATGACTGTCAGTCAGAACACAGGCGGGACAGTTGCGATTTCGGCAGGCAAAACCAAGATAGTAGCGGCGAAAGGTCCGGGCATCGTGGACATGCTTGACGGCTTGGAAGTAGCGGATGTCAAGATTACGGGCACATCTGAATATACGGGAGCTATTACTTCCTCAAATGCCACCATTACGGGAGGCGCTGTTTCGGGGATCACTGACCTTGCTATTGCTGACGGAGGAACAGGAGCATCGTCAGCTTCAGGCGCAAGAACCAACCTTGGACTGACTATTGGAATAAACGTACAAGCATATGATGCGGGTCTTACCGATATTGCGGGATTGGCTGTAACCAACGGAAACTTCATTGTTGGTGACGGAGTAAACTGGGTAGCAGAAAGTGGTGACACTGCTATTGCGTCTCTTGGGGTGACCGCAACTGGTGCCGAGTTAAACTACAACGACATAACCGCTTTAGGCACCTCAGAAGATGGCAAGGTAGTTACTCAAGCATCAGGCTTGGTTAACTTGTCGGGTAAAGTAAAGGCCGCATCCTACCAAGAGACGTATGTGTCTGTCTCAAGTTCTAGTAACACTACTACACTGGATTGTGCTGCGGCAAATAACTTTAGCACGCAGTTATCCGAAGCAACCACAATCGCCTTTAGCAATGTCCCTGCTTCGGGAACCGCATATAGCATGGTTCTTGAAATTAAGCAGCACGCATCAAGTCAGTATGCCGTCACATGGCCTGCCAGTTTGGACTGGGCAGAAGGGGTAGCTCCTACGCTATCTACGGCAGCAAATGCGGTGGATGTGTTTTCTCTGTACACCAGAGATGGCGGGACTACTTGGTATGGATTTGTTTCTGGACTAGGAATGGCATAATGAGCCGAGCTTCTGGCAAGACAATTCTGTCTAGTAAGACCCCGAAAGACATATACCGTGGTTCGGGTATCTTATCTCCTCAAAGTAATACTCCTACTGGAGATAGTGATGAGCCAGGGCTGACGGAAAACTGCATTGACTGGGGTGCACCTGCGGCATCTTGGAGAGGGGATCTAACCAGTGATGGTATTTGGACTGCGGGGCCTGCTGAAGGAGAACTCAGACATATAGGCACAGACGGAATGGGCTTTCAGGTCCCAGGTCTAGGAACAAACGCTTGTTTTGAGTTCAAAGAAGGCGGCACACGTCTTTATCTTTCTTACCCCAATACTAGCCAAGCGCAGGGTGGCTTGGATAAAACCACTACTTACGCTGCATCGGGGAAAGCTCGTATTCTGCAAGTTGATTTAACCTCTGCATATGATCTGTCTACAGTCGATAAATCCACAGTACAATTTAAGGAGTTTGACATATCGGGGGATATGTTGCCGCAGGCAATTAACAACGCCGCAGGAATTCGGTTTAAAGATGACGGCACTAAGATGTTTCTTATGCTGCAAGGTCGAAACCCCTATGACCCTAGCTCCAAGAATGGAGGCGAAAGACTGTATGAATTCGCTTTATCTTCAGCGTGGGACATTACTTCAGCAACTCTTACCGCCTCTAAAGACCTTAGTGGTTATGCGTCTTCTTGGAGTGTTGAAGATACGGCGTCTTGGAATTTCTCCACTGGTGGGGATAAGTTTTTTATTTTCAGTACAAATAAGGCAGGAGAGGCTTGGGAATATACATTAGGCACCAACTGGGATGTTACGTCAACGTGGACAAGTCAACTCCATTCAAACTTTATTACAAATGTTCCTGCTAACGGAGGGGGCGGCAGTTCTGCTTGGGATCCTGCGGTTGGACTAGATGGGTCAAAAATTCTGGACATATGGTGGGACGGAAAACATGGCACGTCTAACGATGGCGAGTATTTACGGATTATTACAGACCTTGGAAAAATCTATAGATTTGACTCAGGTTCGGGCGTTACTTCCTATGAATTGGGTCAGCCACAGTTAAATGCCCCTACATCTAATTTTTTGTATACGTACTCATTTATGGCATCAAGCCAGTACTATATGAGCCAAGGTGGGGCTACGTTTGTTAATTCTGGTGGAAACGGTTATTTCTTTAGTTTCAGTGACAACGGGTCTACCAGTTATGGTAGGACGCTTACTCGATACACTTGCGGGACAGGGGCTAATGTGCACCAAAGTATCAGTTACCCCACACCAGTGACCAGTATTGACATATCGTTTGATTTACAAGGCAACGTCTACAACCGGGCGCTGACCGGGCAGTGTGTGGATGATTTCCATATGACTCCTGAAGCCCAGAAAAAGTTTTATGTCTTTACAGAGAACTCTTTTGGCGGCTTTATATTTAAATATGACGTTCTAGAGGCTTTGAAGAAAAACCCATTGATGGGCGGCACTATAAACTGGGAAGACACCGTCAGTATTGAAAAACTTTGTAAAGCCCAAGATGCCAATGTAGATTATGTAAGAAGCTTAAACATAAAGCCAGATGGAACCCAGTTTATTGTGGGCGCGGAAGATATGTCTGCGGATAACATGTGGTTGTATAAGTTTAGCTTGTCCTCTGCTTGGGACATCAAGCCTTCAAGTGTGTCTTTTTCCGCTAAATCATCTAATGTGCTAACACAATGGAACCCTGATCAAGTCAGGATATCTCCAGACGGAACATTGGTGACTATGAATTCTGTTGGATATACCGTAATTGGTACAACAGAAATGGGCACAGGTTGGGATGTGACAACGCTTGTCACTGCCACGGACTCCACCTCAACCAGTTCAAGCGGGGACTGGTGGGAGATACGCAACAATAATAATGCCTCGTTTGACAACGGCGAACTGCGCGGATTTTACTTTAACAAGAACGGCACGGTTCTTTGTGTGTGCATGGACGATCATACTGCCTATGACGAAAAGTCGGGTTTATATACTTACAAGCTAAATACGGCATATGACATTAGAACAATGTCATCAGGGTCAAGTGCTGGCTCTACAAATAGAGGGCAAGCAGACTTAGCGTACAATCAGCTTTGGGGCGTAAAAACTTGGGCGTGGAAAGTGTACCCTTGGCGGTGCTTCCTGTCCCATGACAGGAATTATGTTTATAGTGTGTCTTCCCCAGAAGCCATAGTAGATCGAAATCGTACTCCCGCTATTCAATGTTTAAGCCAAAGCCAGTATTACACAGGTATAGTTGGCTCTAGCACAAATTATTTTGACCTGTCTAACACATACAGGACTCCTGTTAGTAGCGATTTTAAGTGGGCATCAAACGGGCTGTACGCCTACTCTCACGACAAAGAAAACATCTATCGGTATAAAACCGATACAGCATGGGATCTTTCTGACCTACGCCGAGATCAGACACTTGCTAAATCTACGTATGGTTTTCAGCTAGATGAACCGGGGTCGTCTAGATGCATGGGAATAGATATCTCAAGGGATGGAACTTGCCTGTATTTCCAAACAGCATTTGCTAATCCACTTCCTAGTGGCGCTACAATAGAACTTGGGCAAATCGTCTTAGGCACTGCATATGATCTTGATGGAACTATAAACGCTACCGACACTTATCAATATAACCCACCGACTGATTATAAGCCTTTTTCCGCGTCTTACTATGGCTTAAATGGGCTTCAAGTTTCCGACGATCAAAAAGATTTCTTTATGTTGGACACTAATCCGCAATCTTCTGGGGCTTCTCCAAGCGCTACATCTGTTTCAGCGGTTCAACCAAACATTAAACGGTTTCGGTTTGCTACGGCGTCAAACATTAGTAGCGCAGTTACCGTAACAGATGACCCTTTGTGGAGCCAAACTAGCCCTAGTAACGCAGGTATCGGACAAGGCTTGGTAACCGCGTTTCATTACACTCCCGGCGGCAAGTATCTTATTTTGCACCAAGACGCTTTAGGCGCTTTAGTGACATATCAATGTAAGACCCCTTTCGCATTGCCGAGTGAAAGCACGTATATAGGGACAGCTACGTATAGCGGTAAGATTGGAGGATACTCAGGAATTCAGGTAGATTCTTCTGCTACAAAGTATTTCTTTACTCATAGCAATACCGCGCAGCCGCAAGTATACACACGAAGTAGTGGTAGTCCTTATCCTGACTTTACGTCAGGAAATGTTCTAGGTGGTGCGGTCAGCTTGTTTACTGCGAACTTAGGTTATAACTTTAGCGGGGCGTCATAGATGTACGTAAAAGCCGACAGCGATCACCAGATCATTAAGTTTCCATACACAATAGACGACTTTCGGGAAGAGTACAAAAACGTCTCGATGCCGCTTCACTGTTTCAACACAGATGTAAAGCTTATGGAATCTTATGGGTTGGCTTTTGTTCGAAGTGACCCGCCTCCTGTTTATGACCCAGAAAACCAGACTTGCATTCAGTTTGCACGTCCTACATATTCAAATGGTCAATGGGTCAGGGAATGGCAAGTAAAGGATATCCCTGAATCAGTAAAGGAAGCACGGCTTAAAGAAGCGACTGAGCGTCAAGTCGAAATGGCAAAGGCCACGAGAAACAGGCTTCTTTCCGCTTCCGATTGGACACAGGTGGCAGATGTCCCTGCCGAGGTGCAGAAAAAATATAAGTCTTATCGAAAGAAGCTGCGCGATATTACCTCTCAGAAAGGGTTTCCTTTCGACATAAAATGGCCTGAAGTAAAGGATTAAACCGTGACACTTGTTCCACTGAAGTTTAACCCAGGTATTAACAAAGACATTACTCGCTTCTCCAACGAAGGCGGTTGGGTTGAAGTGGACAAGGTACGCTTTAGGTTTGGGTATGCAGAAAAAATTGGTGGTTGGTCGCAACGCAGCGTTAACTCCTTTTTAGGAACATGTCGTGCGTTGATGTCTTGGGTCACCCTTGCTCGTGAGAGATACATAGGGATTGGCACAAACATAAAATATTACCTAGATCGAGGTGGTCAACTTTTTGACATTACTCCTGTCAGAAAAGTTAGTGGCCCAGATGCCATCGCAAATGTTGTTATAGACTATGACTCAGGGGCTTCAGCAACCAACCAACTGTCTGCGTCTATAGGAACCGTTATCGCGCAGACTGACACGCTTATACCTAATACGGGAGTAAGTGCTACGGGATCCATTGGCACTCCGTTATATATTGGAGAACAAGTCGGCGGCCCTGTCGCAGCGGTGTTTCCATCTGGAGTACAAGCGGTTTCTGCGGTAGGAACCGTTGGCTTTGCAATAGGCGTCATATCACCAGTGTATGTAACTGGTGTCGCGGCGACATCAGGCATTCATGGGATACATATCAATACTGCCCAAGACATTGACGAGTTCACAATGGCGACTACTGCGTTGTCGTCTTTGGTCGAGGTTACTTGTACCACGCCACATGGAGCTAAACAGGGGGACTTTGTCACCTTCTCTGGAGTTGTTGGATTTGACGCCAACATAACCAGTGCCATTATTAATCAAGAGTATGAGATAGCAGAAATAGCCAGTGCGTTTGTGTACAAGTTCAATGCCCGACAGGTTTCCACTATTGCTGATATCACAGTGAACGGAGTTTTAGTGCCAGTCCTTGTGACCGCCGCTACAACAGCGTCAGGAGGTGAAACCGAAAGCACCGCTACCTATCAAGTCAATATCGGGTTAGACAATAGTCAGAACTACAACGGTTGGGGCGCGGGTGCATGGGGCAGCAGCGGTTGGGGGCAAACCGTTGCAACGGACGTTCTACGACTGTGGCACCACAACAACTTCGGGCAAGACCTTATACTAAACTACCGGGATGGCGGCATATACTATTGGAACGCTAATACTGGGGTAAACTACCGAGCGGTGAACATTGGGACACTTACAGGAGCGAATAAGACTCCTCAAGTAGTCAAGCAAGTGTTGGTCTCTGATCGAGACAGGCATGTTATAGCCTTTGGATGTGACCCAGAAGCCGACCCTGGGGTGCAAGATCCAATGGTTATTAGGTTCTCTGATGCAGAGTCTGCAACGGACTGGGAAACCAGAGCAACGAACACGGCGGGGGAGATTAGACTAGGCTTGGGGTCTGAGATTATTCAAGCAGTAGAAACCAAGCAGCAAATTCTAGCGTTCACTGACACAACTCTTTACTCCATGCAGTTTCTTGGGCCGCCGTACACCTTTGGCGTTTCTGCGGTATCGGAGAAGATTTCTATTATTTCTCCCAATGCTGCGGTTGCGGTTGACGATGTTGTTATCTGGATGGGTAAGCAAGAATTCTACCTGTACCAAGGTTCTGTGCAAAAGATCCCATGTACTGTCAGGGATTTTGTGTTTGATACGTTGACCACTGATCAGCAAGAAAAAGTTGTTGCGGGATTAAACTCTTCTTTTTCCGAAATCTGGTGGTTTTATCCCTCAGATTCTGAGGACATAAACAATTATGTTGTTTATAACTATGCAGAACAAACATGGTCAGTAGGAACGATGGCTCGTACTGCGTGGATGGATCGAGGATTGTTTGACTTCCCCATCGCGGCATCTCCTAATCATTATCTGTACGAGCACGAAAGAGGCTTCGATGACGGGGAGGCTAACGGCCCTATCTCCGCGTTTATAGAGTCCTCTCCTGTAGACTTAGGCGAAGGGGATAAGTTTGGCTTGATCAGCAGGATTATACCTGACGTATCCTTTGTGAATTCCACGGCTACGAACCCTGACCCTGCGCTAGACATGACGATAAAAGCCAGAAACTACCCCGGAGAAAGCTATCTTTCCAGTCAAACGACTTCTTCTTCTGTCGAAAGAACAGCCACTACGCCTATTGAGCAGTTCACAAACGAGGTTAGGTTACGTATTCGGGGCAGAAGCTTTGCATTCAGAATAGAGTCAAATGCGATTGGTGTGGGGTGGAGAATGGGGACACCAAGGGTAGAGATTAGAGCGGATGGGAGACGATAATGCCCTCACTTAGTTCCCCCTTACCCTACTTTGGTAAAGCGCCTCAAACATACAGTCAAACTTACCTAGACTCAGTGGTTCAAAGTTTCTCTATTTTCTTGCAACAAAACAGTAACCCCGGAGACTTGGTTATCTCAACACTGAAGATAGTAGAACTTCCTGTGTACGAAAACAATTCGGAGGCGGTATCTGGTGGATTATCTGTTGATACCGTATATAGAACCGCAAATGGTGATTTAAAAATTGTGGTGTAAATACCGCCTGTATTCTGCTACAGTGCGATAAAAGCCTTGGAGACGTATAATGGCGGAACAAACAAAGGGAAAAAGCGATTTATTTTCTGCTATCGGGTCTCTTGTTGGCTTGATGGCGAGCGGCGGCAACCCTATGGGCGCGGCATTAGGGGGTGGACTAGGCTCTTTAATGGCAGGTGGATCCTTGGACGATGCTCTTCAATCAGGAATAGGCGGCTTATTGAGTGGAAATGCTGGCCCTAACATGACAAGCCTGTTCAATCCTAACTATCGGGACAGCCGACCAAGGCCAGATTCATCAAAGCAAAATGTGTTGCAAAACGTACTTGCGGGAGCAGTGGGCGGCAACATGCGAGGAGGCCCTGGGCCTTTGATGGGCGGGATTGCAGGAGCCGCTGCGGATCCTTCAGTAAAAGGATTGAACATGGGGAACAATATGTCCCCGCTAATGTACGGTGTTTTCAGTGAAATGATGCGTCAGCAACAAAGACCTCGTTTTGAAAACCTAATGAGTGAGCTTGAACTGAGACAATATGAAACAGGGGAACGAAGACCTGACTATAAAGGGTACGTTTTACCTGAAACACCTAGAAGGCAGGCAGGCGCGTCAGGTGGCGTAAGGCCCCAACTTGCACAAGGCGGATATATCCAAGGTCCGGGCACTGGAACAAGTGACTCGATCCCTGCTAAGATCTACCAGAACGGCGGCCCAGTACAGGAAGCGGCGATGTCTGACGGAGAATTTGTAATGACAGAAGCAGCGGTCAGAGGGGCAGGAAGAGGTAACCCTGACCAAGGCGCGGCGAACATGTACCGAATGATGAATGCATTAGAGCAGAGGGCATAGAAATGGCTACAACCGACAATGTTGTAAAAACCCAGAACTTAATGCCAGAGTACATGGAGAAGTACCTAAAGGATCTTCTCGCCAATGTTTTTCAGTACGACGAAGAGACGGGGGAAGTAACGGGCTTTGCCACTGAAAGCCCTTTGTACGGTAAACCTGTTTACGCGACTGAAGACGGTGGAACTACTTTTAGCAAAGACGAAGCTGCCCTTGGTGTAGATGGTCTCCCTGTACAGTATTACGAAGGTCCAGACGGTGGGTACACCACAAACAAAGACGAAGCCGCGTTAGACCAATATGGCACTCCTATCTTTGCGGTTGAGGGTGGGGTTGCTCCCCCTGATGTTATTGGTTTTACAGACCCGCAGGTCGAAGCGTTGGACATGGCGCAAGACCTGCCGGGGCAATACAAGCCTTATCTGGAAGAAGCAGGAGATGTTTTCAGAGAAGGCGTGGATTTAACCAGAGAATCGACTGCTGCCTATGATCCTTTATCTTACAAGGACTACTATGACCCATTTGTCGATGAGGTCATAGACACAGAGTTGTCCGAAATTGCCCGTCAAGGGGGCATTAACCGCCAAGCCATCGACGCTCAAGCAGTGGGCGCGGGGGCGTATGGGGGCAGTCGTGCCGCCGTAGCGCAGCAAGAAAACCAACGAAACGTGTTGGACACGATGGCTAGGACGGGTGCGCAACTGCGGTCAGCGGCGTATACAGGTGCGCAGCAGCAGGCGCAGTCCGCATTTGAAAATCAAATGAAACGAGGACAAGGCGCAGGTCAATTGTTTCAAAACTTGGGCACGGGCATTGGTGCCTTGGGCGAAGCTACGCAGGCTCTGGGCGCTAAAGATGTTAATGCGCTTTACAACGTGGGCAAACTAGAACAAGGTCAGTTGCAGGCCGAGTACGATGTACAACGTGCGGGGCAACTAGAAGAAGCTTACGAACCCTTTGGTAGATTTGCGTATATGCGGGATATTTTGTCAGGTGTTCCTATGTCTGGCACGGGACTTACAGCGGTGGGCACGCCAGAGCCAAGTCCATTTGGTAACGCCGCTAACAACGCAGAGATATACGCACAAGGCGGCGGCAGCAGTTTCTTTGGAAACATCTTAAACCCAAGCGGAGCGTAATATGCCGGGAATTTATAACCCTGAATTGATAGACGCCGCTAACAAGCGGCCTGCCAGAGCCAAGTTGCAAAAGATGGGCGGCATTCTAGCGTCTTCTCCAGAGCTAATGGAAGCGGCCTCAAGTTCGCCTGTTCCTGATAACAAGCCTATTGGCGGTCCCTTCGGCACACTTCCTGCTAGGAGACCTACAAGCCCTTCTCTTATGGGCGGTAATCCCTTGGATGCGGCTATTAACTCAGAGATTGCTAAGAGCCTACAATCTCCACAACCTGTTATGGGGCAGGTCACCCCGCAACCAGTCCCAATGCCTGTTCCTAGTGTCAAGCGGCCTGCTTCTCCCGCTGCCCCTATGCGGTTTCAGCCAGGAGGCCCAGTAGATATTCAGGAAACACCTGATAGCGTTGTGTCTCGCACACCTACAGGGTCGTTTCAGACATGGCTATTGCAGGCAGGCGAGGGGCTGTATCAAGCTGTTATGGGGAAATACGGGTCGGAAAAAGCGGCAGAGGAAGCAGGACAAGAGAAGAGGAATCAGGTGCAGGACGCAGCTAAGACTGGAAACACGAGCCAGATTGCAGACGCTGTAATGGTCGCGGCAGAGGTCACACCCAACAAAGAAAACAAGCAAGAATTTGTAGAGAATGTGTTTGGTTTAACCGATGTTAACGACATCGACCAAATCAACGACAGAATTGCACGGGTTGCAATAGCCTCTTCCTTTGGGAAAAGACCAGATGAATTTGCGCAAGCTGTTCTCTTGGGATTGAGTAGCTATAAGAAGACTGCTGCCTCTCGTGCAGGGGGAGGAGGGCGCAGTGGAGGCGGCATGTCGCCCCTTGAACCTTTTGCTGACGCAGTTCGTGAGTTAGCAGGAAAAATTATAACAGCTACGAGTGAAGATCCAGAAGTAGCCATGAGACAAGCGGCGGACATGCTACGTCCATACTATGAAGGAAATGCTAGTGTACCTTCACAACAACCTACAAGTTCAGATCAACCACCCACAACTCCTGGCACTCGATATAGAGATAATAAAACAGGGAAGATTATGGTTGTAGGAGAAGACGGCGTTCCTAAAGAGGAGTAAACGATGGCTGAACGGTACACAATCCTCCCTTCTGCCTCTACAACACCTAGATATGAGATCTTACCAGAAGATGATGGTAAGCAGTTCTACGATGACACCCTCCTAGGAGAACTAGGCGAGGGCATTGTTTCTGGTGGCATAGGCATCGTTGAAGGACTCGCGGGTCTTGGCGCACTGGGCGTGGACATCGTTGCAGACACCGACTACGGAGATAAAGTCACCGAAAGTGCGGAGGCGCTTCGTGACGCTATGGGCATTGACCCAGAAGGCTTTGTCGGGAAAGGCGCGGAACTTGTCACTCAGTTCGTTGTCCCTGGCATAGGCGTAGCTGCGAAGGTAGGTAAGGCAGCACAGGCGGCAAGAGCCGCTCGTGGGCTAGCTAATACTCCAATGACTAGGGCAGAGCGGTTTGCTTTGGCGGCAAAAGAACTTGGCGTGGCGGGTCTAACAGATGCGGCGGTATCTACAGACAACATGACTACCATAGGAGATTGGGTAGACGGAGGAGTCACTCAGACCTCTGATTTAATCGGTCTCAGCGGGAGAGAAAAAGCTTTAGCTCGACTGGGTAACAGGGCAAAGATTGGTACGGAAGCTGCTCTTCTTGGTGGAGTAGCACAAGGCGCTCTAATGGGAGCAGGCCAAGCTTTAACCGGGACTGCCAGAACTATTGGACAAACTGAAATAGGGCAAGTCAGTGCTCAAGCCGTCAAGAAAAAACTGGACGATGCTGCTACTGGAATAGACAATCTACTGTATAAAAAAATGACAGGGATGCCCGGAAGTGCAGACGAATTAGGCACGGGGCGGAAGCTACTTGCAGAGGCCATAGCATTTGGCAGGTATCGTGGGTATCTGCCGCAGTCGGTCTCAGAAAAACGCCTGCTAGTAGACGGTGTTATTCAGGAACAGGTTGGCAAAGCTGATAAGTTATTGAAGAAACTGGACGGTGAAATGGCTAAAGTATTAAGAGATCTTCCAGAAGGCCAAGGTAACTTAGATGATGTCAGCATCATGAATAAAATTGATGCGTATCTGACAGAACCAGACGAAGCAGTTAAACGGAGAATGCTAGGCGAATTACCGAGAAGCCTTCACGCACCCGTTAGAAAGATGCGGAGTCATATGACGGAGTTAAGTCAGAAGGTTCTGAACAGCAACTTTCTCCAGAGAGAAGGCTATACACTTCCGAATGGTCAAAGAATTGCGGATGTCATCGAGCAAAACATAAACAGTTACATGCGGCGTAGGTATAAGATCCATGAGAACGCAAAGTACAAACCTACAGCAGAATCTTTAACCGCTGCAAAAAACTATTTTAGAGCAAACAAAACCGCTACAGAAAAAGAGCTAACCGAGCTATTCCAGAAGGATGTAGACAACACGTTTGATGAAGCCTTTCTTCGAACAAACGGTTTGGAGATACGTGGGGATAAAGTAAAAGTTATCGGAAACGTATCCGACCCTGCTGCTGCGCTTGCAAGAGACGGTTTCTTGCGGAAAAATTCTATTCGTGCACGGAAGAAGTTAAACGGCGGGTTTATGGCTACCCACCGTCTGGATACGGGCATGTTTATGAACAAAGACCAGATCCCTAAGACACTCCGGGCGCTACTGGGAGAGGTCGATGACCCACGAGAAGCATACCTAGCAACCGTTGCGGACTTGGCGCAGTTTAGCGCCATAGATGATTACTACGGAACAGTAGCAAAACTGGCGCAAAATAATTCTGGCATTGGAAAGCTGTTCAGGAATGGCGCAAATCTAACTAAAGCGCAGAAACGACATCTCGTAGACGACTTGGGATACGTTAAGCTTGGAGGAGAAGGCGGCAGCAGCAATGTACGAGTAATGGGAGAGTTGTCCCCGGAAGATGCACAAACAGCGAAAGCATTAGACCAATCTGGGTGGGGAGCATTAGACGGCTATTATGTGCCTCGTGAAGTTTACAGAAACCTTACCAATCAGGTATTGGCAGAAGGCTCCTTTGGGGCCACGTTGCTGCGGGGGACGTTTGGCGTGTTTCTTAAAGGGAAGGCTGTTTCTCAATACTCAAAAACGGTTCTGTCTCCTATTACTCAGATACGGAACTTTACAACTGCCGTGGCGTTTGCACTCGCCAATGGGAATGTTCCTGTGGTGGGAAGAGGAGGTTCTCTCAGTGACTCTGCTAGACTTGTGTTTTCTAATATCGCATCAGCAGACCCCACAAGCACGGCGGGTAAGTTTGTAGGCAATAAGTTGCTAGGCATCGGACGGACTGCGGAGACTTCTGCGGACGCTATCTACCGGGATCTTGCAGACGCACAACGAAGAGGGGTTCTAGGGACTTCCGCAGAACTTAGAGAAATACAGGACAGTCTACAAAAAGGACTTGGCATAACCGCACGAACTCCACGTTCTGGATTTGAAGCCCTCGCAGGAGAAAAGATTGCGAAAGGAGTGGGTGCAATCGGAAAGGGTGCCAAGGTTTTTGAGGACATTTACCAAGGATCAGACGATTTCTGGAAGTATTTTAACTACAACGCTGAACAGGCCAAACTGAGAAAAGCGTTGGAAGGAGCAACAACAGAGCAAAAACTTTCCTATCTTTTAAAGCAACCTGTTAACAACATCTCTAGGTTAGACGGCCCAGGGGGCTTGCTACAAAATGTGGAGTATGCGGAAGCCTTTAATAACTTACGTAGAGCAGAAGATCTTGATCCTAATACTTTAAGAACAATGGGCATAAGAATGCCTGATAATGATATGGTTGAGGAACTAATCAAGAACCGTGCCGCACAGATCGTGCGTGACACCGTTCCCAACTATAACAAGGCAGGATCAGACGCTATTGGATTTGGTCGAAAGCTTCCTCTTGGAAACTTCATTTCTTTCCCTGCGGAAATTATGAGAACGGGCGTAAACATTGTAAGGCAGGGGCTAGATGACATGGCTTCGGATATCCCTGCTATTAGAAGCCGTGGGAGAAACCGACTTCTTTCCTTTGTGGCTACCACTACGGTTATTCCCGCCGCTGCGCTAGAAATGGGCTATGCAATTTCAGGCGTTAGCAGAGAAGAAATGGACGCATACAAAAGGTCTTTTGCTCCGCCGTGGGAGAAAGGGTCTATTTTAATTCCTTTAGGTAAAACCGAAGACGGCAAGATTGAGTACATAAACTTTAGTACATCTAACCCATATGACACTCTGACTAGGTTCGCTAATCGAATGATTAATGAAGCAGATGACGCCATTAAGCAGGGCAAGTCTCCTACTGAAACATTAGAAGACGTTGCTTTTGCAAGTGCATATGAAATTGTTGCGCCATTTATGTCAGAGGCTATGTTTACTGAGGCGATTTTAGATGTCTCTATCCGTCGAGGTCAAACTTCTACTGGAGCCAAGGTCTTTACTCCCAAGGAAGAAGGATCTTCTGTTGGGGACAGATTCTTTTCCTCCTTGGTACATGTTGGGGACACGCTCCTACCAAACCTAATTCCCGTGAATATTTCTGGCGGAAACGTGGAGCCTAGTCGGTTCTTACGTGGCGTCATGGGTTCCGAAGACGGGATGATAAGCAACGTAGATAAAATGGGACGGGAACGTAACTTCCAAGAAGAAATAGCTAGACAACTTCTTGGCATTTCTACTCAAACATTTGATCCCGCGCAGTCCGCCGCATTCGCAGGCTTCCGTTTAACGCAGGCGCAGACTGCTGCTAAGAGTGAGTTTAACCGGGTTGCAGACAACTACAACGCAGGCCCCAAGCAGCTTGAAAATGCCTTCATAAAAGCCAATGAGATGAAGCACCGTACCGATAAAGAGTTTCTTCAGGTGATCGAGGATCTTCGGACTATGGGGCTAAGAGATTCGGATATCCGCAAAATCTTCAAAAAGGAAAACATCGGCGGGTATAAGGAGTTAATGAGAGGACGATTTAAACCGTTTGATGTGTCTAAAAAGAACATAAAAGACATGCGGGAAGTTGGTATTTATGACGCTTACAAAGAAGTACGACCAAGACTTCGTGCTATTCAAGAACAATTTAAAGAACAGACGTTGTATCCAGACCGCTAACCCATGTGGTTTTTAAAATGTTCTTCTACGTCTAACTTAACACCAATGCCGCCAAATAGTTTGATCAGTTCATCACATTGATGCTCAACGACAGAGATAACGTCCGTATCATCCGTAAGAGTGGCTAGCTCTACCGTTGTCCCAAGCACCTGCATTAACGCATCTATCTGCATAGGATGCATATCTCGCAGGCCAATGGACTTAAAGTTGTTTCCTATCACTACTCGATCTCTCCCCAATTACTCTTGAGTTCATCGTCTACTTTCGAAGGGACTTTCAAGACATCCGACAACCCATTTTCCATTATGTCCTTGATGCGCTGCGCTTGATCGTCACTCTCTACTGAAAAGCATAGCTCATCATGTACGGTGAGCATAGGTAAAAGTCCCTCTGAGTAGCAGTCAGCCATAGCTTTCTTCGTTTGATCCGCAGCGGAACCTTGGATTAATTTGTTTAAGGCTTTGTAAGTAAACGATCTTTTTAATGGCTGACCATATTCTTTCAAAGCTTGCTCATATGGCAAAGGTTTTTTAAATCCAAAGGTTCTTGGTTGCCACATGTCAAACCTACACCGCCGTCCCAATAGTGTTCTGATCTGACCATGCTTCTCCGCCTGTTTGGAAGCCAAGTCAGCCAAGTCTTTTACAAAGGGAACTTTTTCCCGATGCAACATCAATAACTCTCCCGCTTCCTCTACAGAAATCCCTAGCTGATCCCCAAGCTTCGCCTTTCCCATGCCATACATAATGCCTAGGTTAACCACCTTGGCTTCTTTTCTTTTTATCCCGGCGATGTCCGCCGTCATCTGGTGCAGATCCACGTCACTGGTGTGGTATTGTTCCACAATCTTATCCACCATAGGATGCCTAAGTCCGTCATTTAAACTGGCAGCAAAATGAACCAAAAGTCTTGGCTCCTGACTGGAATAGTCAAACGATCCCCACCGGGTTCCTTCTTCTGGGATAAACAGACCCCTAATTAACTTTTTAATTTCTGGAACTCTGGAAGGAATTTGCTGCAAATTTGGGTTGGAAGATGAAAATCGCCCAGTAACAGTACCACCGCCGTCATTTCGTAGTTGGTGAAACTCACAATGAATTTTGCCTTGATGCTCATGTTTTATGATTGTGTCAATAAAAGTACTGTCCGCCTTGTCAAACTCTCGCAACCGCACAATCATCTGTGCTACTGGATGGGCATGGGAGTTGAGATACTGCTTGGTAAACGAGGGTTTCCCTGCTTCGGTCTTTGGGTAGATCAATTCTAGTCTATCAAATACACCTGCCACTGAAGAGGCTGCCCACGGCTCTATCTTGATCCCTGTTTGACGGTGGATTTCTGAGTGCAGTTCTTTACTCTTGACCTTAAAATATTCTTTAGCTTTTTCTGCTTTGTCCAGATCAACCCTAACTCCAAGTTGGCGCATGTTTAGCATCATGGGGATAAGGCTTGTTTCCAGATCCCATATGTTCCACAGATCCTGTTTATCTAACTCGATCTTCAGACGTTCCCACAACCGCAGGGTCATACCTGCATCCTGTTCGGCGTATCGTCCCACAAACTCAGGCGGTAACACGTACATTTCTGCTTTGGGGTCTAGTCCCCACTCCGCAGCGGCAACTCTTAAAAGCTTTTCATCCTTTTTTTCGTCCAGATAATCCTTGCCGAGGTTGTTAAGACTGTAAGAGTATCGGTTCTCATTAACTATCGCGCCTGTAATCATCGTGTCTATCACACGACCTTGAACTTCTACCCCTTCTGCCCTCATCCAACCTAGGTCATACGTGGCATTGTGCATAATCTTATCTATATGGGGCGTAGCCATTAGCTTCTGGAGCCATTTTAAGGCGATCCTAGTGTCCATATTGTGCCCGTTGGAGTGTCGTATAGGAAAATACCCTTCCCAGTCTCCTGCGGCTACTGCAATGCCTACAATGTATCCGTCCTTGCGAACCCACCCTGGGCCTAGAGTCTTGAGATTAGGATCACATGTTTCAAGATCCACCGCAATCTGCTTATGGTGGGTCAGGTCAGGAAACTCTGACGGCATGTTCCAAGTTAACTGTCGGGGTTCATTCATTTGATTTGCGATGACCACATCCTTTTCAAACATTTCAAACTGGGACAATTATTCTTCCTTTGTTTTTGTTCTGTTCAGCCAGACATCTAGTCTTGCTTGTACTTCAGATTCTTTAGTGCCGCATTCTGAACCCAATGCCGAATAACCGCACTTGTCTACCCACGAATCTTCGTGGGAAAGATCGTTCAACAACCGGGCCGTTTTGACCCAGTCCATCATCAAAGCCACATGCTGCGGCGTAACATAACCGTTAGTGCATTGAGCCTCTTTAATTATGAGATTCCATCCATCAGCAATACGAGTAAAATTTTCGTAAGCGTCTCCATAATCCTTAGCTCTCTGACCATTAATCGTTTTCTTGGCGTCAGCTAAAACCTTATCTCTTTTCATATTTTATACCTATAACTTTTATCTGACTCTATAAGGTAGAGTCGTTCCTTGGCTCTGGTTACAGCCACATAAAACACCCGGTGCTCGTCTTCTGGGTGCTTCCCCTCAACGCAATTCTTTGTGGAACCCAAGTACACCGCAACATTGTCATCCTCTCCGCCCTTCATTGCATGAATAGTGGATAGTTTGATGCGAGGTTCACGATAAATACTTTCCCCCCTTCTCTCGATGGAGCGTATGTACAATTTTTCTTCTTCTGAAAGCTTTACGATATCCATTGGATCAGTGTTTATATCCGCCAGTAGCCCAAAGTCTTTGACCAAAGCCTCCCATGTCAACAGTTCCTCTGACCCGGCAGCATCAAGAAGCTTTATCGAACCGCGCTTGACAACCGCATTCGTCCCCATCTTTGGAACTGCTTCATACATCTTTCGGACTTCCCCGACATATGCCCCTTTAGTTGTCACATCTTTCCAAACACGCATCGCTGTAATTTTGCCTTCCTTAATCGGAAGCCGACCCTTCCGACTATAGAAATGTCCCATGCTCTCTAGCTGCCTGGCTATGTCATTAACAAATCCATTAATACGTGCCATAATAGTCCATGAACCTTTGTCCAAGGGCAGGTGCCAAAGACTTCCCGCTATGTGTACGCTTCCTTCAGCTTCTCTAGGGAAGAACTCTTTCTCCAATCGCCCAGGTATACGTGCAGAAATGCTCATAGCTAGCTCCCAGACGCTTCGTGGGAGCCTATAGGACTTGTTTAGTACCTCAACCTTATCTGAGCAATTAATGAACTCACGCACGTCCACAGAAGTCCAACGGTGGATAGCCTGATCATCGTCCCCTGCAATCAAAACTTCGTCCGCTTGGGAGGCCATCTTTTCCACCATACGCCACTGCAATGGCGTCAGATCCTGCGCTTCATCCACAATTAAAAGATCAAGATAAGGTGGATCAGCAATATCAATATACTTTGAGATCATGTCACTGAAGTCAAACTTGTTACGTTTGCTCTTGTACTCGATTAATTGACCCTCAATCTGAACTAACTTTTCGTAACTTAGGTTATAATCTGCCTCGTAGTTATATTCATAATCTAATGTAGACATTCGATATACGGATTTCATAATAAGTTCTTGATACTTTGCCCCCGATCCACCCATAGCAGGAATAGCAATCCCATCTTGCATAGAAGTAGTATCTTTGCCCTCAAAGTCTACGCCCAGAATTTCCCCCATACGGCTCCAATCTGCGCCACTCATTACGTCCTGAGACTGCAACCCCAGAGCATGATACCCTGTCGCGTGAAGCGTCCTGAAATGAGGGAAGTCACTCTGGGTTAAATCAAACTTCGCGCAAGATCGAGACAAAAACTCACCGATAGCCTTGGTGGTAAAAGACACCACCCCAATTCGTGAAGGATGTACACCCTCTTGCAGCTTGGCCTCAACCCGCTCGATCAAAGTGTACGTCTTGCCGCAGCCAGGTGGGCCAAGGATCAAAGTAGCATTAGGTATCATTTAATCATCCAATAAATCTCTGGCTTTTTGCCCTGCCGAGAACTGCCACGCATAATATTCGCTCCGATCATCCGCGCTGTAACCCAACTGTAAGGCTCTCATCCGCATCCTTCGCAGCGCCTTCGCCTCTATATGACGCACGCGCTCTCTTGTTACATTAAAGACCTTGGCTACCTCTCCGAGGCTTTGCTTCTCGTGAAACCTGCGATTGAGTACCTCTTTTTCCCGTGGTGTAAGGCGTTCTGATAACTCTTTAAGTGCGGTTATTTGAGACAAGTTTTTCTCCACAGAACCGTTAGACAAGATATTCTTTACACTGTCTAAATCTAAAGACACCTCGGCAGACGATTTCTTTAACTTGATCTCACGCATGTGCTCCGGCCAAAGATCTTCTGGATCTTTTCCAACCATCGCAGAAACATCCAAAGCTAGGTCTGTCCAGCCATGTTGGTTAGTCGGAGCCTGCCTCATAGTAACAAGACTGTTTACACCTGATGGGTTTCTATTTATTTTCCTCGCTAGATCGGAAACAGACTCGTATCTTTCTCGTATGGCTTTCAACAGACGCCCATTGCGAACAGTTATCTTGAGGTTAAAGTCTTCATTGCTCATGACGCTTCTCCGCTTCTCCGCTTCTCCAACCATTTTTCTATATCTTCATAGCTCCAACGACTGGCAGACCGTTTCGCTTCTCCGTCACCAAGCTTATAGGGCTTGGGAAAATTACCATCTCCCACCCATTTGTAGATGGCGGACTCAGAGACTCCAAGCCAATCTGAAACGTCCTTCGCCTTTAACATCTTAGAAGGGGATGTCATCATTTATCTCCTGTACTGGCAGTGTTACTTCATGAAGATCAAAAGAAGGAACCCACCAGACCCTAGTCGTGGACCTTGTTCCATCTTCTCTCATGATACTCTTGTGCCCATGACACTCTTTGTTTCCATTCAACTTCTTCAACTGATCACCTATCTGCGCTCTGGTGAAAGAGTTGAACTTTCGGTTTAATAAAAACTCCATCAACCCAGACATCGTAAACATCGTAATGTTTTCATTAGTCGTGTATGGCTTGCCGCTTAACATTTCTTCCGGGTGTATGGCTCTTATCCTACTCGTGCAGTATTCTTTAAGCAAAGCCTTAAACTCCCCAGTAATTGTCAACTCTTCAGGAACCTCTTGTTTGGTGCCCTCGTTTAACCATACCTGCAACAGGCTCGTCCACTTCGCAGGTCGAACTTGGGGCGGTGCGATACTTGCTTGCTCTATACACGCACGTTGGAACAACGTCTGATTTTGCAGTTGCTCAGTGTTCAGTTGGATCCTGTGCCCTGCTATCGTGAGAAAATACAGCCGTGGCTCTGACAGAATTATCTGCAAATTACCCATGTCAGGTATTTCAATGGCACTGTCACCAATCCCAAACTTCATCGTGGAGCATAGCTCTTTGTCACAGTAACTTCTAAAAGGCTCCTGATCACAGGTGTAAAAGTACTCTTTCTTTTCCAAGCTTTTTTGCAAGGCCAACACTTCCTTGGCGTCAAGAGGTGTAGAAAACAATTGTTGGTTAAACGTCTCCATCTCTGCTTTCCAGTCATCCCCAAACTTGAGACGACAATACACGCCAACCATAAACAGTTTCTTGTTTCGATCTTCAGCAGTAGGCCCATCGGAAAACAAATGCTGAAGACAAGGCGGCCCATCCTTAAAATGTTTACGCTTCTTCGCTGTTCGATACGTCTCCAACTCATGGATGCTGCATCTTTTCTTGTCGATAAGATCAAGAAAATCTTTCAACTCGATGGACTCCACTTTCTCATTGTAACAGTATCGTTGAGGAATTTCCGCATTGTGATACGGAAGGTTTAAAAAGTTTCCAACGTCACCCCGGTCAGACAGGATCTGATCTTGTTTGGGAAAAATCTCACAACCACTGTGCCCCAAGGCAACAGCCATTTCCAATAAATATTCTCGCACCACCTTTGCCTGCTCATACGCATCAATGAACAAGTACAGATGAGCACCGCCAGACTTCGACCTGCAATGCAACAAAGGTAGGTTTAGTTTTTTAATACGAGCCTGTAAGGCCGCATGATCCAAGTCATAGATATCGACATCCAACGCACCCCACTTGCATTTGTTGTCTGCATTAATGGGAATTGCACCTATGCCCTGGCCACCCTCAATGTGGCTCTTCATTTTTTCAACGGTAAGAGGCTCTCTGACTATTCTACTGTCAGCATCTGCCTTACCATTACGACCCATTCGTCCAACTGTTGTTGTTCCGTGTGCAACTTTCGAACCTTCAAAGGCCGCAAGCATCCTCTTAGCTAGTGACATGCTTGGCTCCAGTAAAGTTAAGAGGGTGGCGTTAACCACCCTCTATGAGAAAGATTAAAATGGGATATCGTCGTCCAATTT